ACCTTCAGATTTTTTTGTTCTACCATCTTTCCAACTGATTCTGGCAGGTCCTGTTTTCTTTTTAGCTGCTGACGTGCATTGTGCCTTTGTTGGTCTACATGCAGGATATCCTTTTCTTTTTTCGCCTTTCTGTCTACCGCATGGTTTACCTGTCTTGCAGTCTACCCATCCTGTACCATCGTTTTTAGAGAACCAATCTCTTAGTGTTTCTTTTTTTGCCATTATCTTAATCTGTTGGACATAACCGCACCTTGACCAAGTATAGTAACTAAACCACCTGTAGATTTTTTTTGTCTTTTTTTGCTTTTACCATAATTGGCTGCGCCAACTTTTCTGCATTGTACTAATCTGCCACTTGCGTAGGCAGAAGGCCATACTTTTGCTCCTGCTTTTACTTTACGATAACAGGCGTCTTTTTTGGTTTTGTTTTTTTTCTTAGCCACTAACAATCCCAGTCTTTTCTGGCCCAATAATTAGCGCTACATCTATCTGTAGTACCACTTATTCCGCCACTTCTAGCGCAATAAGATTTTTTTCTTGATTTGGTACCTTTGTGCATACCAAGTTTTGCATCACCAAAGGTTATACGTTTGACTCTAGAACTTTCGCTGCTGCAATTTTTGACAAAGACTTCTTTACGTTTTTTGCCATAACCAGGGCTACCTTTTGAGATAGCCCTTGGTTTGTTCAGAGACACTGTCTTACCTCTGTATTCAGCCATGCTTTTACCTAGCTGTAATCTTTAATTAAAGTCAAAACTATAACGTAAGAATCTCCACTTGAGGCACCTGTCGTAGTCAACTTGATGTCTCCTGTTTTGCCAGAAGCCGCAGCAGTATTTTGTATACCGCCAAAGCCTGTAAAGTCTTCGTCCGTCGTATAGTCTGAATTAAGATCCCAGCAAATAGTATTGGTAGTCGCATGCCATAAAAGTTTGACACTCATGCCAAAAGTTGAATAAACAATCCTTCCAAGCTTTACGCCCGTACAAGTTTGGCCATTGGCACTGTTAGCAGCTAAAGCACTAACATCTACTTTTGTGACTGCGCTTTCACCAGTACCATCTGATGTGTTAGTCAACTGTAAAACAGCTATTCTATCGCCATCCTGTATTGTTGTTGATGTTACTGCATCTGCCATTGTTTACTCCTATCTTTCGACTGCTGCTACTACGTAGTCAATAGTCATAGTTTTTGCTGCTGCTTCACCATTTTGTATACCGAATGAAACTGTTAGTTCTTCATCGGTTACTAAGTTAGTGTTAGCTACAGCTACAGGTTCTGCATTATTTATTGAGTAGTATACTTTTGAAGTATCAGGATCAATAAACCAAGTAGTTACGATAAACGTATCGTCAGCAATTGTTGCTACATCTGATGTAGTAGTTGCAGAATTATCTTTTTCAACTAAGAAATCAAGACCTGTACCGCCGTCTGCTTTAAGGAAGAAAACACCATCAGTTGTATCAAGAGGTGTGGTATCTGTAATACCAAGACCTATAACAAAGTCAGATTGTGTAGCATCGCTTACTTTGAATCTAGCAGAGAAGTATGCTCTTTTGCTTGTACTTAATTTAAATCCTTCACCTTTAAGTTGTAAAAAGTCTAAATCATTATCACCAGCAGCGTTTGTAAGCAATAAAGCTCCGCCTGCGGATGAAGTTACAGCTTCAGTAGCACTACCTGTACCAGCTTCAGTTGTTGTTATCGTCCAATCACCAGAGTTATAAGTGAAAAAATCATTTTGGTACATGTAGTACGTTTGATCTGATGGATATGGAGCGAACATAGGTAGGTCTTTCTTATGCTTGGAAGCAACAGTATTACCCGCCCATAGTATTAAGTTTTGAAAATGTGGATTAGCCATTATGAACTCCTTATATTTGTATTAATGGAAACCGTAAACGGTCCTCATCAAGCTAATTAAACATATTTATATCATATATGCTATTTTTAAAAAGATAAAGAAAAAAAAAGGGAGCCTAAGCCCCCTTTCCTTTTATAGAGTTTACGCTCCTTGAGAACCGTATACAGCTCTAAAGTTAGAATATCCAAATGAATATCTTTCTCTAGCCTTGTATCTCATGTTACCAGTGTCGAAATCTCCCTCTAATGCCGTAGACATTGGTGATCTTTCAAAGTGCTTAAATCCATCAGGACAATCTGTCTTGATGAAGAAAGCGTCTGTGTCAGTTAAGTAGTGATTAACTACATAACCATCAGGTAACATTCCCATGTTTCTGACAGCGTTAATATCATTGTCAGATGTTCCTACTCTCCCTGGGGATTGTAAGAGTCTGTCAGCGATAAATTGAAGTTGAGGTGGAACGATAAGTTTCATTCCTCTCAAAGCAATTGCTAAACCTCTATCATCAGTGAACGTTGATATATTTATCAACGCATCTTCTAATGAAGTTTCATTCAAATCTGCCATTGTAGTTGCACGGTTCGCTAATGTGCCACCGCCACCTAAAGAGTGGTCAGTTGCTATTAGTGTTGAACCGTCACCACCTGTTGTAGCGAACGCATTGTTCAATACAGCAGCAGCTTTGATTTGTTTAGTGTTTGCCATAGATCTTGCAAGAGCCTTAGTGTATCTAGCACCAAGTCTGTCATACAAGTTATCTTCAACAGCTTCTTCAGTTAGAGCAAAAGCTAACGCTACAGTTTCGTGTGTGTAACGAGAAGTGTAGCCTTCATTAGCGTTATCGAATCTAACGCCCGTTCCTTCAGCTTTTACTTCAGCATTACCAAAACCTGAAATTAACACTTCTTCTTCAAACGCTCTGTCAGAAGATTCAGTATCAAAAATTTCAGCGTGTTCCGCTTCATACCTAGAGTATTCCATCCCAAATAGGGCGTTTAATCCAGGCTCTAGTTCCTTCGCTAATTGCGATCTGTTAATTGCCATTATTATACTCCCGTTACTGTGGTGTAGAAATGCTCATTAATATATACGATTGCGTTTATATTAGCTGAGCCCGTTGTGCTGTTTGATGGATCAGTAGAGAATCCTACGATTCTAAATTGAGCAGTAGTAGCTGCTGTGGTTGAGGAAATCTCAGCCGCAGACATACCAGTTTTTGTAGAGCCAGCAGTGTAGGCCAACTCAACGTTGTTACCTACAGCAGTTTGCGCTAAAGAACCAGTGCATTGTACTTCAAACAGAGTTTTGGGGTCATCGTCAACAAAAGCAACAATATCAGAAGATGCTGTAGTTGTTGGAAAGTAAGATGAAAACACTACGTCTCCACTACTATCTGTATATCTACATCCTCTGAATATTCCCAATAAAGTTGTTGCGGCACCAGCTACTAAAATAGTACCAGTGTTCAACATCTTGACTGGGTCGCCCGAAAAGATATTTCCAGTTGCGCCAGTTGCAATACTATATTCAGTAACACCGCCGTTCGCGACGCCGCCACCTAGTTTGCCTACTGATCGAAACCCGAAAGGTGCATCTTTATTTGCCATAATAAGTATCCTTTATTCAGTCAGTTATATTTAAGTAATAATCGTTATTCGCGATTACCACCTCCAAAAGTTACGCTTGTTTTTCTCTCTGGTCTTAAGATCGGAGAGGCTGGGTCAGATTCCTGCATTAAATCATTGTCAACCGCATCTTGTTGCGTTTGAGCGCGTCCTTGAAAATAGGCGTTCCTTTCTTGTCGCGTTTCATCAGGTATCTTAGCCAATAGCAAACCACCCACGGATACAACACCTGCATGCCTTCCATCGTCAAGCGTGGGAAGTTCGAATCCATTTAACTCTTCAGCTTTAACAAGGTCGAAACCTTCTCTTAGCCTTGAAGTCACATTTTTTCTATCTTCCTGTCCAACGATTTCAGCTCTAATCCACCTGTAGGAATATCCTTCAGGTGCAGGTGGTGTCTCCAACATTGATGGGGGACGCCAGGGTTTGCGAGCAGTATCTTTAGCTCGAGTTTCAGCAGAACGTGGTGTTCTGTTTTCAGTAGATGCTTGCGCATCAATTGATTCATTTAATTCTTTTTTATCTGTCATTTGCTTACCTCTTTATATGTTTTGCATATTCTTGTAACGGTACATTCAAACGACGTGCCATTTCGACTTCACTCTTAGTGAGTTTTACTTGCCGTTTGCGTCCAGAGCTTTCTGATCTTCCTGCTGGGGCAACTGTTTGTTGTATTCTCCCCTTGGGTTGAACTTCTCCACCATCGTTAAACTTGTGTGGAAACTCAGCTCTAATACGTTTATCAATTTCAGTATAGTACGAAGAATCGTTTGTATCAAACCCTTCTTCTTCAACTAAATTTTTATGTATGTTAAAAGCTACCAAAGTCATAGCCTCATCGCTACCAAACCATTCGTTTTTACCAGCCCAATCTTCTGCGGCTGGGTCGGGTGCTTGAGGTTGTTGAGGTGGCATTTGAGGTTGTTGATAAGTCTGATATACAGGAGCTGTATCAACAGTCATTTTGGTGTTAGCCAATTTACTTTCTTCGACAGTTATCTTGTCTAGTATGTCTTGTGCCTTAGTTACCTTGTCCCAGTCTTGATCTTGATAAGCAGATTTTAAAACAGAATTAGCTTGCGCTCTTTGTGCTTTCAATCGGCTTTCAGCTTCTGACTGATAGTTCTGATTAACTTGGGTACTACTTTGTTTTAAGTTCTCGTTCTCGGCTTGCAAATTCCTTGCATACTCATAAGCAGACTCAGCAGCGCGTTCTTGTTCTCGCATCTTCTTAGTCAGCGTAGATATACGCTTTTGCACATTTTGAGAATAATTCTCTAATTCATCTGCATCTTTAGATTCACTTTCGGCTTCAACCGAGACATCCTCTATAGGAGCAGATTCTACTGGAGAATCTTCTTTTACTTCTTCTTCTAGCTCTACAATCTCAGTAGGTTCTTGAACCTCTTCGATTACAGCATTTTCAGTTTCTTGCATGATATTTCCTCATGTTAGACGCTGACTATATCGTCAGGATCGTCTATTGTTGCAATGACTTCATCATCGTTAATAATACGGCACTCTGCATCGTCACCAAGCTTGAACCTAGCTCCTGCATATCTACCAATTAATACCCATTCTTTTTCTTGGCACCAAGGGGTATCGCCAAATTTGTTCTGGTCTGCGTAACAAAGAGGACCCATCTTAACGACGTAAGCAACTACAGTTGCTAATGATTCTCTGTCTACGGTTTCTTTTGCTAAATGGATTCCGCCTTTAGTAACGGCCTTTCCTTTATAGGGTAGAATTAACATCCTCCAACCTGAAGGCTGGGGCATGCGTTCTACAAATGATTTATCTAGAAGAGTTGGATCTAATACTCTGTCGTCTGTTTTGACGTAGGCTTCTTCTATTTCTGGGTTGGTAGGTTCTACGGGTTCTGTTTTTTCTTCCTCGACTTCTCTTGCGATATGGTCAGGTACTAATACCTTGTTCATCGTTGTTGACACTCCTTTTTAGCAATTCCCTTATTTCTGATTCTACGTCCTCGAGGGAATTGTAACGACCACGTAGATAGTTGTATTCATCGTAATCTTTGGCTCCGTTCATAATTAGACTTTCTAAGTCTAATTTTTTTTCATTGATTCTTTGTTGTAAGAGTTCAACGAGCCAAAAATCATCCATTAATAAACTCCAGAAAACTTACCGCCGAATTCGGCAGCGCCCATACCTCTTGCTTTACCTTTACCCATACCAGGAGTGGCTTTGGTGCTGGCAGCAAAAGACTTACTTTTACGAGTCGCAACGTTTCCTTTATTAGAATACGATTGCTTACCGTCTAAAGTTTTAGGCGTTTTCTGGTCACTTACTTTTGTACTTTTTATCATATTTATAAACCTTTCAGTCCAATATCAATTAATTTTAGTTCTTTTTGTTGATCGAGTCTATCCTTAGTCGTTTCATCCTTCATAACAGCTATATCACGTTGCGTGTCAATACGCTCTCTATCTATCTGATCTTGTCTGGATTGATCTAGCTGACGCTGTTCTTCACGCACCATAAACTGTTGTTGTTCTTGATTCAGTTGTTGTCCTTTAAGAGCCAGTTCTTGTTTCCTAATTGTTACTAAAGGATCTTCTTCTGGCGGAGTACCTATCTGTTGCGAGAACTGAGTCATCAACTCGGACATAATCGGAGCGCTAAACTGAGCCAATATATCGTTGGCTTGCGCTTGTATTTGTTGCGCTTCAACAGGTGAGACTTGTTGTGCTTGTTGTTGCAACTGTTGATATTGTTGCATCGCTTCTGGTGGCATTTGTTGTTGCGCAATTCCATCTGCTTTCATTTGTAAATGTTGCATGATGTGAGAAATGATATTGGCCTGTACCTGCGCGTTGGTTTGTACGGGTTGCAAGTTCAATAGGGTTACGTGAGCTGCAATATGTGCATCATGGTTCTGTTGAGGGAACGCTTGCGCGGGTTGACCCATCAGTAACGCACTATTCTCCATACCTGCTTCTAAAGGTGATGGTTCTCCTGGAGGCGGAGGCAGTAGTAAAGCATCAATATTATCCACACCTAAAGAGGCGTACATTCTTTTGTAAGCTTCGTATACACCACCTGGACCATGAATCTGCGGGTTAGATTGTACTAACTGCATCAT